GCGTGAACCAGGAGACAGGGACGAGGCATCAGCCGGGCGATGTCATTGAGGTCGGCAATGTGGAGGGGGGGCGTTTGATGGCCTTCGGTCACTGCGTCCCATTCGTTGAAACGGTGCGGGAAGCGCCTGCCGTTGAGGCCCCGGAGAGACGCAGGCCGGGCCGGAAACCCAAGGAAGAAAAGCGCCGGTATTCCGGCCTTGCCGAGTATGTGCATTAAACCGGGAGGGCTAATTCACCGGAGGTAGCGACTATGGCGAAGTATTGCAGCACCATCATTCTGAATCAGGCGTGTTCCTATATTGGAACAAACACCAAGAAGATGGGGATTTTCACGTCAAACCCTGCGAACCTGGCCGCCTGCACGGCATCGACATATCTGGCGCTCGTTGCCATGACGACCGCTGATTTCACGATTTCTGACGGCGATGTCAGCGGGAAAAAGGTCACGGTGGCGCAGAAGGCGACGATTGCTGTCAATGCCACAGGCGTTCCCAACAGCATCGTACTGTTTTCGACGCAGGCCGGGACAACCGGGATCCATTACATCACTACATGCTCGACGGCGCAGGCTCTCACCTCGACGGCAAACACGGTGACGATTCCGGCCTGGGATATTGAGTTTAGGGATGCGACGTAGCGGGATGATGGATGGCTGATCATCTGCTGTCATCGGTTGGCGATGGCATCCAAGTAAATAATTCCGGGCAGCTCCTGTATCTGACTGATGAAGCGGGTAACAGGATAACGGATGAGCTTGGCAATTATATCACCACGCCGTTTGGCGGGATCGTTCTTGAATTCGCCGTTAACATTACTGCCGGAGAGGCGTATCAAATCAACGCTTCCGGCGCTCCGTCCGTATATCAGAGCCATGTGATCTCGGTTTCGGATTCGGTCGTTGCAAATGCAGCGGAAGAGCCAGACCTGACATCCATAAATCTCATAATTGCCGATGCGGTTCAGGAAAACAATAGCGGCGAAATTTATTACCTGGCAGACGAGGATGGCAACAAAATAACCGACGAGGCCGGGAACCTAATTGTCATTGATTGGTTCGGCGGCCTGATCCTGACCGAGAATGAGGGCGGCGACACGTCAGTCACAGCCGCCGATGGAACACAGGTAAACGAAGGCGATTCCCCGTCGCTCAGGCAAGCACATGTCATTGCATCCGTTGCGGATGGAGTGCAGGCGAATTCAGGTGATGCGCCGTCCATTATTCAGGCTCACCTCATAACTGTTGATGACGGCGTTGGAATCAATGCTGCCGAGAACGCTGTCATTGTCCCCGAGGGGTCTATCGGCACGGATTCCTGTATTCAGGTCAACACGGCAGGCGGCCCGGCGCTCATTCAGCACTACCAGATCAGCATAGCCGACTCTGCCGTCGCCAATACGGGAGACAGCAGTGCTCCCGCTGAAAGCATATGGGTAGCGACAAGCGACGGGGTGCAGGTCAATGCCGGGGACGGCGTCGCACTCATTCCGTGGATAACTTTCACAATTTCGGATGCTGCAAACCTGTCCGTTGCCGAAGCCTTGGTCGTGCTCATCGGGCACGCCATGTCCCCGCAGGATTCTGGGCAGGTTAACGAAGCAGATGCGATTACGCTGATCCACGGGCACACCCTTACGATTGGCGATGGCACGCAACTGCAATACGCGGACGGCATTGATTTTGGTGACACCGTCGAGCCTGATGATGCCTACTGTCCCAATACGGCAGACGGCATCATCCTCGAAATGCACGCCAGGGTATATGGGAAAAAGAGCATTCCGAGCATCCATCCGGTGCGCGACAAGTACAGGCAGTCAAAAGTTTATGTGAACACATATCGTCGAGCCGGGGATGTGTGGAGGTCAAGGTAATGGCGCTTGTGCTCATCACTGAGGCAACCGGGCCGTGCGTGACCGTGGAAGAGATCAAGCAGCACTTGAGGCTCTCGACATCCGACACGTCGGAAGATGCTCTGCTCAATTCCATGCTGATGGCAGCGCAATACGAAGCGGAGAACAAGACCAAACGTGCCCTGATGCCAGAGACGTGGGAACTCGTGCTCGACTCATTCCCCGATGGCGGCATCGAAATCCCCCGACCGCCGCTGTCATCCAACTCGACGGATTTGAGCATTACCTACATTGATTCGAGCGGGTCCGCCGTCACGTTGTCCGCAACGGCGTATTCGGTGGACTCTGACTCGGAGCCGGCCTGGGTGGTGCCGTCTTACGATAACGATTGGCCGGAGACTTACGATGTCATCAATGCGGTCAGGGTGCGGTACAAATGCGGCTATCCATTGAGCGGATCTTCCACGGCCACGACGCCATATGGCATCAAGGCATGGATCAAGCTGCGCGTTGGAGCCATGTACAACAACCGGGAAAGCCTGTCGGTGGAGTCGGGAATGCAGTCCATGATCGAACTGCCACGGACGTTTGTTGATGGGCTGCTGGATGCCTACACGGTGATCAAGATATGAGGGCGGGGCGACTCAATAGGCGCATCAGTATCCGCAAGAGCACGTCGTCTCCCGACTCATACGGTGGTCAGATACCGACGTGGAGCACTTTTCTCAACGATGCGTGGGCGCAGGTTCGCCCGCTGTCCATGCGCGAGATGTGGCAGGCGGATCAGGTGTCGTCTCCCATCGACACAGAGTTTCTGCTGCGGTACGCGACCGGGATCACCCCGAGCATGATCGTTGTCTACGACGGCAAGGAATATAACATCCATTCCGTCATCGACGTGGGCGACAAGCATACGGAGCTGCGGATACTGGCCTCGAGGCGATCCACATGATTTCCATGACGATTGAGCAAAAGGGGCTGCGCGAACTGGACGAGAAGTTGAGGCTCTTGCCACTTGAGGTTCAGCGCAGCATCGGGCAACGGGCCCTCAACAAGGGGGCCAGGATCGTCAAGGACGATGCGCGTCGCCGCGCCCCGATGGGTCGTGCGTTTTACCGATATCCTTATGGCACGACGGCCCGGAACAAGAGGCGGCTGGGCCAGCTTCGGGACAGCATTGTGGTCACAAAGGGCAAGCCGTCCAGGGGCGCGGAGATCGTGACCAACATCAAGCCGAGGCTCAAGACCGGGTTCTACGGCTTATTCATCGAGAAGGGATGGATCCCGACGGGGAGGACGAAGAAGGTACGCGCTGCATACGGGCTGACCGTGCGCGAAGCCCGCTCGAGGATGCAGAGAGGGAGGGCCAAGGTGCCGGGGCGTCCGTTCGTGGAACCGGCCCTCGTCATGAACGCGGGCCGCGTGCTGGATGCGATCCAGAAGGAGCTCGGCAGGCTGATCGAATGGCGCATGAGGAAGACCAATGCCGGTTGAGTCGAAGATCTATTCCTTACTGTCGGGGTCAACGGTCATCACGTCCGTCACCTCGACACGCATATACCCGATGGCCGTCCCTCAAGGCTCGGACGCCCTCCCCGCGCTTGTCTATTCGAGGATCAGCGGCCACCGGGTCAATGCCTTGGACGGGTACTCTCATCTCGAGAACCCTACGATACAGTTTGATTGCTGGGCGACAAGCTATGCGGGTGCGAAAGACCTAAGCACCCGCGTCGCAAACGTTATGGGTTCCGCAACGTCGTTTGAGGCGATCCTGGTCAACGACCTGGACGCGCTGGAATGGGAACTCGGTTTCTATCGGTTAACGCAAGAGTGGAGTGTCTGGCACAAGGACACATAGGAGGTAACTAGCCAATGGCGATTGAAACTCAGGGCTCCATTTTTTACTGGAGCACGACAACTTCCTTGAGCACGGTTATCAGTATCGGGGAGGTGATTGGTTTCAATGGCCCCACCGGCGGCGCAAACGTCATTGACGTTTCCCACCTGGGAAGCACGGCGCGAGAGAAGTTGATCGGGTTGAGAGACGAAGGTCAAATCACCCTCGACTGCAACCTCGCGCCGTCCAATACGGGCCAGACGAAACTGCGCGAGTGCCGCGCCGCCAGGACGCAGGGGAACTGGGCCATCAAGCTCAACGATACGGCCATCACTATGCTCAACGGCCACGGGTATGTAAGCGGCTTCTCCATCACGGGAGCGGTAGATCAGGTTGTCAAAGCCAGCATCACCATTGAGATCAGCGGAGCCGTGACCTACTCAACGGTCGCATAGGAGGTGACGGTCATGGCGATTGAGTCACAAGGCGCGATTTTCTACTGGAGTACGACCACGGCGGCCTCCACATCGACTTCCCATGCCGTCGCGGAAGTGGTTGGTTTCAACGGCCCTACGGGGAGCGCCAACGTCATTGACGTTTCCCACTTGGGCAGCACGGCACGCGAAAAGCTGATCGGGTTGAGGGATGAAGGGCAAGTGACCCTCGATGTCAATTTCCTACCGGGGACAACGGCGCAGGACTACCTGAGGTCCTGTCGCGCCACCCGCACTATGCGGAAGGGCGTCATTCAGTTGAATGACAACACGACCGAGGCGGCGCGGACGAAGATCATTTTCGACGCCTATGTCAGCGGATTCAGCATTTCCGGTGCTGTGGATCAGGTCGTCAAGGGTGCAATCACGCTGGAGATCAACGGCGCTTGCACCTATGCCACTGTAATTTGATGAGCCTGGAGGGCGCAAATGTATCTGACAAAAGAGGAAATCCTTGCTGCAAAGGACATGAAGTACGAGGACATCGATGTCCCCGAGTGGGGCGGCAAGGTGCGGATCAAGTGCATGACCGGCAGTGAGCGTGATGCTTATGAGGCGTCACTTTACGAACTCCGAGGAACGGAAGTGAAACTGAACAGAGAGGACATGCGGGCGAAACTTCTCGCCAGGGTGCTGGTGAACGAACACGGCAAGCGACTGTTCGCGGACGGTGAGATAAAGGCCCTTGGCGAGAAGTCCGCCCATGCCCTTGAGAGAATTTATGTCGCGGCGCAAAAGCTGAACGCCATTTCCAACGATTCGGTGGAGATGCTGGCAAAAAACTGAAACAGCGGGGGTCGAGGTACTTTTACTTCGCCCTCGCAAGAGAACTGGGAATGACGGTGCGCGAATTGCTCGAGCGGACGGATTCGGTCGAACTCAGCGAATGGCGGGCCTATTTCGAGATCGAGAACAAGCGCTTGAAGGGTGAAGACGCGGAGACGGTAGCGGATAAGATCAAGGCTGGATTCATGCAATTCAAGGAACGGCTCTGATGGCGGTTGATCCCGTTGCAAATCTCTATGTGCAGCTCGGCATGGACGTTGCCCGCTTGCAGGGCGACGTGCAAAAGGCGACGACCATTCTGGATAATTTCCAGCGCCGCGTCGATCGCGGATTTTCCACGATGCTGAAGGGCATAGGCTGGACCGCCGCCTTTGCGGGCGTGACGGGTTTTTTGCACAAGGCCGTGCAGGAGGCATCGGCGGCGGAGCAGGCCATCACGCAGCTCAATACGTCCCTGGCGACCCTTGGGGCGAAGCGCGTCGGTGACATCAATCTTGTCAGCGCAGCCATTCAGCGCATGGCAAAGGAGATGCAGGCTGCCACGGGATTCACCGACGAAGAGATCATGCGCGGCGCGTCCCGCATGTTGACGGCTGGAATCGGCACGGAAGACCTCAAGCTTGCGACCGAAACGGCGACAAACCTTGCGCGGGCATACGGGCTCGAACTCGAGCCCGCAATGCAAATGGTCGTGCAGGCATATTGGGGCCAGCAGCGGGCCATCAAGAAAGTTGTCCCCGAGATGCAGGAACTTCTTCAGGAGGGCATGCGCGGGACGGATGTATTGAAGCAATTAAACGACGCCCTGGGGCCGCAGGCCCAGGCGCAGGCCGAAACATTCGCGGGTCAATTAAGGCTCTTGAGGATTGAGAGTGCCGAGTTTGCCGAGGCCGTCGGCATGAAGGTTCTCCCCATGCTGACGAAATTCTTGTCCCTCCTGAACGCCATCCGCAAGGGTGAGGGGCTGAAGGGCTATGAGATGTTCAATGCCCTTGGGGATGTCTTTGTTTCGCCGGAGCAAGCAGCCGCATCCATCGCGGGGATGACGCCATCCCAGCTTGAGAAGATGACCGGGGGCGCGACATGGAATCATCCGCTCATGTATGGCAAGCCCGGCGTCAAGCCGAAGGTTGAGGGGAAAGAAACAAAGAGAGCCGAGGACAGGTACGTCGATACGGAAGAGGCCTATTTGAGGCTTATCAAGGAGGAAGCCAAATTTTATGACGGCATTGCCGCTGGCCTGAAGGCCGTTGCCGATCAAAAGAATTTCATCATCGACGCAGACCAGAAAATGCTCGACATCGAACGCCTGGTCAGCCTGTCAGAGGAAGATTATCTGGCTGCCACGTTGGCGAATCACGAGCGCAGGGTGCAGGTGCAGCGGGATCTGATTGCTGAGCGGCTGAAATGGAACAACGTTATTGACGCAAGGGAGATGGAGGAGCTGGAACGTGCGGAGCGCCTGCTGGAGGTGCAGAAAGAGCGCGTGAGGGTTGAGGAAACACTCCGAAAAGATCCGTTTGCCGGAGCCTACAAGGCGCTGAGTGATCTGCAAAAAGAATATCAGTCTTACGGCAAGCTGATGGAAGACTACACCGTGGGCGTATTCAGGACGATGGAGATGGCCTTTGCCGACTTCTGCGATACCGGGCAATTTAAATTTAAAGAGTTCGTCCGGTCTGCGCTCATTAACCTGAATACCCTGCTGTTCAAGATTGCCGTGCTCGAGCCGATGGCGGCGAAACTGAGGGACATTCTGTCCGGTGCCGGCGGCGGCGGAGTCAGCTTTGGCGGATTTGGCTCGATTCTCGGCAAGATTTTCGGCGGGATAAACATCGGGGGGGTCGAATTCACGCCAAGCGGCATGATGATCGAAACCCTCACCAGCGCGAAGGGCAACGCCTTCATGAACGGGCGACTCTTGGCCTACGCACGCGGCGGTATCGTCCAGGCCCCGACCGTGTTTCCGATGGCGTCCGGCATGGGCCTCATGGGCGAGGCGGGCCCGGAGGCCGTGATCCCCCTAAAGCGCACGGCGTCGGGCGATTTGGGCGTGCAGGCGGGGGCGGGCGGTGCCACCTACAACATCACGATCCAGGCCGCCGATGCCCAGAGCTTCTACGAAATGTGCCGGCGCAACCCGTCAGCGATTACTGACCCCATTGAGAGGGCGTTGCAGGGCAATCAGAGCATCAGGCGCACAATCATGAGGACAGCAAAGTAATGGCGAAATACCCGAATTCTCCCGTTCCTTCATATGAGCACGTTGCCGCCTCGAGGTGGAAGACGGTGATTTCCATTTTCGATGACGGCAACGAGCAGCGCCGACAGAAGTGGACGGCCCCGCAGTACGACATTACGCTGCAATACAATGCCATCCGGGCAACGGCGATGTCCACGATCTGGAATTTCTTTGAGGCGCGCAAGGGGGCCTATGAGGCATTCCACTATTACATTGGGGAGGCGTGGGGCGAGAAGCAGGACGTGAAGGGCGCTTACATTGCCGTCGCGGACGGGACGGCAACGGCATTCACGCTGCCGTGCAAGAATTCATGTTCGGTAACGATCTATCAGAACGGCTTGGTCATCGGGTCGTCGCTTGTTGTCGTCAATGCAACCGTCGGCGTCGATGACGCGGACACGCTGAGTCTCGGCATGACGCCATCATCGGGCGATGTCCTGACGATGGATTATACCGGATACCAGAAAGTCAGGTGCCGGTTCAAAGAAGACTCTCTATCGCGGACGCTATGGGAGAAGGACATCTACAAACTCACGGTTGAACTGAAGGGGCTGCCGCCGGCGACATGAAAACGATCTCTACGGCTGTCAACGCGCAACTGGAAGCGGAGCAATTCCAATATTTCTATACAGTCGAAATCCAGCTTGCATCCGTTACTCTGTATTATACGGACTGCGACAGGCCGGTGCATTACGACGGCATCCGATACACGCCGGCACCTATCAGTTTTGCCGACATCGCCTATGCGGCGGCCCTGTCCGTCGATCAAGTCACTGTTGAATTCGGGAATGCGGACCTTACGATGTCCGCTTACCTGTTGGGAGAGGACGCCCGGAACAAGACAATCATCATCGGGCAGGGCGTTATGAAC